ACCTTTGCACCTTGCTCAGCAAATCCTTCAGGTCCTGCACATAAGCTAACCCAAAAAGCTGTCTTACCTGTTTCAGGTCTAGCAAATGCAATCATAAGATTACCACCACCAATACCACCTACATTTTCTTTTAGCACAGGTATATTAAACTTCCATTTAGTAGTTACATCAAGTAATCCTAATACTTCTTTTACATCACTTGTAACTGCAGGTGTCTTTTCTTCGTCACCTTGTTTATGATTTTCTATCATACCAGCTATATCAGTAAAGTTTGCATCTTTACCATTAAATATTTCTGTAGCTTCAACAGCTATTCGTTGTGCTAAATCTCTATCAGATAAGATACGCATTATATCTTTTGCTATTTCTTTACTAGGTTCTTGTATTTCTTTTATATCTTCTACTAACTCACTAAACTTTTCTTTTGCAGCACGAGTTAATGCAGGATTAAATATAGCAGTATGTAAAGAATATAATTCATCAACACTTATATCATCTGAATATTTTGCATGTGCTTTTTGTATTGTATCAAACAAAGAACTTATATCTCCTGTAAATATGGTAGGTGATATAGTGCCTTTGTATTTTGTATAGAATGCTTTACCAAGCATTAATCTAAGCATTTGTTTTTCTATCATAGAACATCTCCCTTATTTGATCTGTATTAAAGTATTTAAGGTCATCTTCTAATGGTTTAACTACGACATTGTCAAACCCTGACGACCTTAAATCTTTTGCTATATCATATGCTTTTGTTGTAGCATCCCTGTCTAAACAGACATATAGTTTTTTATACGGTTTTAAATGACTCTTATGTAAATCTTTTAATTTTGTACCCATAATTGCAATACCAGTAAGTATGTTAGATACAGCACAAGCTGATGGACAATCTTCTACTATAACTGCATCATCACACTCACCACATTTAAATGGTACATCTTTATTGCCATACATAAACCATTTAGGATAAACATTTTTATTTAATCCTCTACCTACTGCACCAACAAATTTATGTGAGTATCTATTTTTAATTAAGAACACAACTCTATCTTGTTGCACATCATATTTTATATCTGCTCTACCCCAAGACCATGCTTCCCAGCAGTTATTATTTGATAACCAACGCATTGCTTTTTCATTTGAGTATATACCCGTAAAGCTGTCAGGTATTTTAAACTCTTCGTTTTCTATATATAGTTCTTGATTACCTTTAAGAACTTTCTCTACATATTGCATATTTTTTTCTCCTTCTTTTTTTCCTCTAGCTTTACAAGACGCATGAAAGCAATACCAGTTAATATTATTTTCTGTAGTGTCTACTGATAATGTATTTAAATTTTTACAGAAAGGGCAATCCATTCTCATCTGTGTATCAGGTGGAATAAATAGTCCTTGTATAATATTTAATTGCTGTTTATAATTCAATTATTTTACTTCCTCGTATGTAATCCTAGTGTTAGTTTTATCATAAAAGGTATCTCGAGTGAGAATAAGTTTTTTGGTAAGTATTAGATGTGTTGCCTCATCATCTATTCTATCTGCATTTACAACTCCTGTTAGTGGTAATGTGTATTGCCCTGTATATCCTAATCCGTATACTTTTATGAGGTAGTTCTTTGTGTCCATTGTTTTCTCCTATCATACTTTTGTTTATTTGTCAACTGATTTTTGTAAAATATTTTTTATTATTGTAACTTTGGGGTCTATATCTGTAGTCTTACAAGATGTAAGTAGCAATAATATAATTATATATTTCATATATTTAAAAGTTTATTGCGTAATTTTATAGCTAAATCCCATTTACCTTTTTCTCTACATCTTAATATCAAACACTTAAGTCTAAATATTAATTTAGTTCTTGCATTTATTTGTTTCATTTTTTTCCTTTCTTTCTATGCCTACCCATATACCAATCCCCTGGCTCATAGTTCCATTTCTTTCCGTGATGACCTCTTATATCGGCATACCACATACGGAGTCTTACTATAAATTTTTTTAATGTCATTGTTCTTCTATATCAAAATTAACAGATACCATTCCACTTGTTGGGTGACTAGATTCTGTCCACTTAAAAGGACAACTGTCTAACCAATCATGAAATTTTTCATATTTTTTTTCTAGTTCGTTGTCCATATCTATTTCTTTTCCGTCTACACTCATTTGTTCTCCATTTGTTTTTTTGATTCTTTTAAATGTTCTATATGTATTTCTGCACGAATATTATCAATAAAATTCTTACATTTTCTTACATAAGCCTTTGATAAATCTTTATCATCATACAAAAAATAATTTAATAAATCATTA